GAATTTAATAGGCTTCTTAGATCAAATAGTGAAAGAGACTCAGAAGATTTTATTCAAGGTTACATTAATTCAAACGAAGATAGATACAATTCTTTAAGAACGCTTTACACAGCAATTGAAGATGCACGAACTTTGGGAGTTCCAGATTATGTAATAAGAGAACAATTAAAAATTGCAAAAGTAGCTAACAGAGATCAAGTTATGATGGGTTTATTTAACCCTACCAAAATAAACCCAGATGTTTTAGCATTCTCTAGACAACAAACACCAAATAAAGCTGGTCAAGTTGTGCCAATAAGAGAGTTAACAAAGGCTCAAATGGATTTAACCGGGCGAAGTTTACAAGGACAATTTATACAACCTGGAGTACAATCTAATCGTCCTTCAATAACAAGAGCATCACAAGTTCTCAGACAGGAGGAACTGAATAAAATTCTTACAGGAAAACCTTAAGCTTGGAAATTGACCTACCATTAGAAGTCTTCTACTCAAAGAAAAAGAAGTTCATTCTCAATCTAAACAACTATCGCAATGCTCACTACCGGGTATTGTCTATAGCCAAAAAACTTTACACCGATAATCTTATACCCAGGCTAGAAGACTTTGACAGTTTCTCTGAGCCGGTAACTCTAACCTACACCTACTACGCCAAGAGCAAAAGACGTATTGACGTAAGCAATCCCTGTTCAATCATAGATAAGTTTGCGTGCGATGCTTTGGTTAAAGCTGAGATCCTGGAAGACGATAGCTTCAAGCAGATCAAAGAAGTGGTCTATAGGTTTGGTGGCGTGGACAAAGAGAACCCAAGGTGCGAGCTGGTAATAACTTAGAACGGAATGCCCGTCTGAACCCAAGGCTTAATCTCAACTATCGTCCCATTCAAAGACTTCTTAATCCAGTCCACTTTCTCTAGCAGTTCTACCGGGAACCCAGAGTTAACTACTTGAATCAACTCTTCACTAGAGTAGAAGTTGGTGTCCTTTGAACTCTTATCGCCCGGAACGTTAACGAATCTAAAGTCATCCTTCTCGTACACAACTATGTCATCATCTTGTTCTACAACTCTGGCCGGTATCAGTTCTGGAATGTAATTGTGGCGAGGACAACCTACAGCTTGACGCTGGTTATTTATCTTCTTATCGTGCTGAGTGCAATGCCAGTGGCTATCGCCTTTATCTATGTCTACTTTTGCGAACCGACACGAACGACAATGAATTTTTTCAGGCAAAGCTCTACCCAGATAAGAAGCTTGTTGCCCTGGTGTCATGTAACTGCGGATACGATAGTCAGTCTCAGGTATGTAGTTCTCCGGGGGAGACTCAGACAGCAGAACGTTCTTAGCTTTCTCTATTAAAGTATCAAACAACTCTTTATCAAACTCAACTATCTCAGTGTAAAGATCTGAGTTGTTCTTGTTGTAGACAATGGCTATGGCGTGCTTGAATTTAAAGAAGCCCATGTACAAATGCAACTGAGCAGCGTACTCGTCTGACCAATCGCAATAGCTTCCTAACTTCTTTAGGTTATTAAATCGATTGTCGTTAGCCGTCTTGAACTCTAACAGATATGGGTTGTCTTGATCGAGCCCCGGAAGGTTACTGGCTACACCATCTATATGGCCTTTAACGTGCCCTCCTAGAGCTTTGGTTTCAAACTGTTTACCATTCTTATCTACGTCATAGATAGAAGCACCAGGTATCTTTCTGAGCTTCTTAATAAGGTCATCTTCTACCACGTTACCTAGGTCTAATAGACGTAGGACTCTTGGCTCCCAATCGTTTGGCATCAACCAACGATAACGCATCCACACTAGACGTTGGTTTGAATTACCAATACCACTAATGCCTAAGTAAAACCTTTTGTGTTGCTCTTCAATTAACTCAACTTGATCTAACAGTTCATGAACGATTGTCATAATTTTATTCTCTCATTTTTCTTATTTCTAATACCAATAACGTTCTCGTACTTGCCTTGCTTCTGTACAACTATCTCAGATATTGTATCGAAAGCTCCATTGTTTATTAGTTCAGCAGCCATCCACGCTTGCTTTGGAGATCCCCATTCATCGGTTATCTTATTCCATTTACGCACCGCCATGTTGTGTGCTGTGGGGTGTCCAAACATAAGAGGCATCTTCTTAGGAAAGAACTCATCTCCAACTGTAAAGATCACTTGGCAGTAATCACTGCCGTTCTTAGACTTGGTAACAGTGGCATAGATATCTGTAACGGGTTTGAACACCGGCTTAGATTTTTTTCTTTCGTCCGATAGAACGGCTTGCTTCTCTGCCTTGGTTCTTCTAGCGACCTCTCTTTCTTTCTTGGTCCACAAGGACTTGGTTTGTTTTGATTCAAACACCTGTCCACATTCAGCACATTCCTTGGCTGATGGAGAGTTGATCACGTTACAAGCAGAACAAATCTTGGGATGATAGCGACCTTCGTTAGCCTGTCCGGGAGATACTTCGTCCAAGCATCCATGACGAGCAACGTTCTCTCCATAGTCTAAAAGAAGGCAATTGCTTTTGTCTTCGTGGATTCTCATTCCCCTACCGCACATCTGGACGTAAAGACCAATGCTTTGTGTAGGCCTAAGCAACGCTATGCAATCTGTCCTGGGGGCATCCCATCCTTCAGTAAGCACACCAACGTTACAAAGCGCATGGATCTTGCCAGACTCAAAGTCAGCAAGCGTTTGACTACGCTCTTTGCTAGGTGTCTCCCCGGTTATAACAGCAGCACTGATGTTGTACTGCTTTAGATACTGTGTCATCTTCTCAGCGTGTAGGACTGATACACAGAAGAATACTGTTGCTGTTCTGCCTTTGGTGTAAGCGTTATCAATCCAATCGCTCACAACTTCTATAATGGTTTCATCCACCATAGCCACTTCTTCTAACTCTTTCTCTCTGAAGTCTCCGTTCTTAAACTTGAGGCTGACTGAACCGGCATCGATAATAGCGTTCTCATTAACAGCGTAAGCTGAAAGTCTGCACAGATAACCTTCTCTAATAAGTTCTGGGATAGATACGGTGTAAGCCAAGCCTTTAAAGAAATGATCTTTACGATTCCCGTATATGTATCCCTGTCCCATGCGGTAAGGTGTTGCAGTGCAACCCATAACCTTCATGTCTCCGCGAGCAGAAAGCTCAGTAATAATCTTTTGATACCTGGTGTGTGATGTAGGCGGTACGTTGTGTGCTTCATCTATAATCATGTAGTCAAACTTACCAACCTTAGCCAATCGTTTAGGAGAGGCTAGTGTGTCTCTGCTGGCTATCAAAACTTGAGCATCGTGTTCAAAGCGTTTCAGCCCAGCAGCCAACACTCCAACCGGGGCATCTGGCCATACGGCTTTAAGTTTCTTCTCTGCTTGATCAACCAATTCTTTTCTGTGTGCTAAGACAATAAACCTAGCACCAGGATCCTTAGCTAAAATCTCTTTAATAAAATGGGAGAAAATGATTGTCTTCCCGGCTGCGGTTGGTAATGCAATCAATGCATGTTCACTAGATGGTTTTGTTTCAAACCAATTGTGTAAGGAATCTATAGCATCCCTTTGGTAGTATCTTAATTTCAATGAACTATCTTATCTTCTTGTTTGTTTAAATTAATAAAAAGTTCTTGGTCATCGTTCTGTTCTAGCTTTTCAAATATTACTTCTGATATTAATTCCATAGCATCAATTGAACTGTGAGAAAAATTAAACGCTGCATCTACAGAAAACTTTAGAAGTGTTTTAATAGCAGATTCTGAATCTAAATCTTTTTTACCCCAACTTTCAATGCAAACAGAAAGATCTTGCATGACTGTGTCGCATGCTTCTTTATCTAAAAAATCTTCTTCTTTCATACATTCTCCTTATATAAGTTATAATTATTATAGGCAGTTCCTTCAAGATAATTAAGAACATTATCTTAAATAAGGCGAGGAGTAGCTAAAGCATTGCTCAGGTCAATGAGAGCATTAGCTACTCGCTCGGTTATCTCATCACAGAATCCCTCTCTCCTTTACCAGGTTGACCTGTTTCTGTAACTCTGCGATGAAATTCTTTTACTTGTCCCAATCAAACCCATCGTCATTTGATGACTCTGGTTCAACCGGGGCAGGTGTTTCTGGTGCAGTAGCTGTAGGTGTAGGACTAGGTGTGGGTGTAGCAGTTGCAGTCTTTGTATTGAACTTAGCAATTACATTCTTATCGTCCCACTTAGTACCGTCTCCTTTGTCTTTGCCTTCTTCTAATTTAAGAGTGGCATCGAAAGGAACGTTCATCATAGTCTCAAGAGCTTCAAGGTTGAAGTTCTCAACATCAGGATCTAAGCCCATAGCTTTTCTCCAATTACGGATTTTGCTTTTGGATACGTTCAAGCCGTTGCCTTCAAGCATAAAGTTTTCCCAGATTTTTCTTCCAGCAAATTGAGGACCAATAACTTCAAAAGTTATGTTGATCATCCTATGATTGTTGGCCTTACTCGTCTTAGCTTCCCAAGTTTGTCCAACCAATTCATAATCCCCGGCTGGCATTGGACCTATAGAACTACTGTCTAGTTCTTCTACGTCAGTTAAATTAATTTCAAAATCGCTCATTATTTATCTCCTATTTTATTTTTTAATGATTCTTTCAAAGCAGTTATGAATGCACTCC